CCAATGATGGAACAGCATGGCAATGGCGTCGTATCTGCTTCACTTCAAAGGACGCCTTCGGGGATGAAGATCCCGATACTGCAGACTATTTCCGTCGCACTAGCAACGGTATGGTCAGACTTATGCGCGCCGAGCCGTCAGCACAATATTGGATGGACCACCTCTTTGACGGTGAAAGAAATATTGATTGGCTCTCTGCTATGACTGCCCCGGTTAATTCGGCTGAATTCACGGTTAAATACGATAAATTGCGCACCATCCGGTCAGGAAACGAGCAAGGGTTCACCCGCACCTACCAGATGTGGCATCCTATGAACAAGAATCTCGTATACTCACACGAGCAAACCGGTGAGACTATGACAGACTCAGCTGTCTCGGTTACGGGTAAAGCGGGTATGGGAAATTACTATGTCGCGGATTTCTTTATCAAGAATGGACCAGCAAGCGATACGGCTCAATTGAATGTGACTCCTGAGTCAACGTTCTACTGGCATGAGAAGTGAACTCTCTACTTCTACGAAGAGACAGTTTCCCATCAACCACTCAATGTCAACTCCCTCGTCACAAAGAGGGTTAGAGTTAGCAATGTAAATACTAGGTCTCCCCCAATGAATGAGCTTCTTTCCCTTGTACTTGTCTGTTGCCCAGAACTGCTCTTGGCAACCCAACCAAAACTTGTAAGCGTGAAAAAACTTCAAACCACCTTGCATATCGTCGAAGATAGCATAGTCGACGTCCTCCAAAGATTCATCCAACGAGAATAAACCACCAAAGTAAGCATGGTTGCCTAACGACCTCGCCCATAAGGTTTTGCCTAGTCTTGTTCCCCCGAAGAGGACCAGGCTGCGGCGTCGTCCTAGGCAACAGTCAGCACTAACCCAGATAAGCTTGGCGGTTTATCGCCAAGCGGTTCAATGAGGCCGCCCTTCGTTAACGGCTCCGCAGGACCCCAAGTCAACATCAGATGGCCCCGCCAGGGTCGTAAAGAAAGATACGTACCTGGTATTCCAGATCGTCCCAAGTTCTCTGCCACCCAAGCATCGAGCTCTCGATGATTTTCAGTTGTGAATTCCAACCCTTCAGGTGACTGGTAAGGGGCCGGATCGCGTCGGTATCTCCAATCAGCGTATGTGCGAAGTGACACGAATGAACACAGAAGTGCCCTAGGAGCCAGCCTCTTGCAGCGGTCAAAAAATTCGTCTCGATCCTCCGCCAGGATAATTTCAGCCCATTTATCGCCAGCCTCAGAAACTCCGCTTGGGCTTGGCCGTGCGAGACCTCCTGCCACAACGTCTCCATCTTTTGTCGCATAATCCCAACCCTTCTCTGGTGTTCCGTAGCCGCGGACAACGTTCGGGTGGTGACCTCCAACATCGAAGACACGGACATCTCTTGACTCAAACTTTCTGTCGAACATGAAGAAAGCATGGAGGTGAACTCCTCCATCCTCGTGATTTTCTCTTCCAACGATGCACTCAGCTCCAAGTCGTGAAAGCATGTCACTAACCTCGAAACCATCAAGGCTTCCGCACTGGGGAAAGGTGAGGAGTCCATATTTCGCAGCGAATCTGAAAGGCATCCACGTGATCTGCCACCGTCGATTGAGTTTAATGTTATACTCAATCGACAGTGGCAGTGGGATTATATAAGCCCACCCTTCGTTAGGCCCCCAACCCCGCTCCTCAACAATATTTAAATCGCGCAAATTCCCTCATAATGCCGCATGGCTCTTGATCAACCGACCCCACACCAGCGCATTCATTGGCGCTTCTGTTACGATGGCTTATGCTCGATCCATTACGAGGCAAAGGTCAACGCGTCGTACTTTCCGTCGCGCCCCAGCTTACAGCCGGAGAGGCCGTGGTGGATACAACAAACGGCGCAGGTTCACACGCCGCCGCCCAGTCCGCAGACGGATGTCAACCAGGACCGTCCTCAACAAAACTAGTCAGAAGAAGCGTGATGTGATGCTCTCCTTCACAAACACTCTGGCTAGCAACCCCTTCAACGAGGAGTACTTCCAAGGACCCGCCCAGATCAGGTTCCCTGTCGGGTTCACTCAGGTGCCCGAGTTTACCTACTTGTGGAACGCTACAGCACGTCCCGGTGAGAATTCTAGCGGTCAACGTGGCTCCAAGATCGACACCTCGCTTAGGACCTCTGTTACGACTTTCGCTCGTGGTCTCAAAGAACGCGTCACCCTCTCTACCAATGATGGAACAGCATGGCAATGGCGTCGTATCTGCTTCACTTCAAAGGACGCCTTCGGGGATGAAGATCCCGATACTGCAGACTATTTCCGTCGCACTAGCAACGGTATGGTCAGACT